CTTTCTTGAGGAATCTATTACTGTAGTTCCATTAATAGAAACGGTATTACTTCTTGCTGTGCCTGAAAGGTAGAGGTCTTTGAAGCGGTTGCCTATGCTTCCAATGTCTAAATAAGCGTCAACCGCACCACTTTGGTTTCCTGGAGATATTTTATTTGTTCCTCCAGTAAGTGAAGCACCATTTGTTCTAGGGTCTAAAACTATTTTAGTAACAATACCAGAGTGGCTACCAATACTTCCAACTGTTGTGCCGTCTTTTGCAAACTCAACAATAGTACCATCACTACTGTTACGTCTAAAATAATGTCCTTCATTATTAACTGAAGTAACTAAACGACCTGTACTAAATATACGACCCCCTGCAACTGATGCAGATGTAGAAGTAGTACCCACTAACAAGTCATTTGAAGAATTAATACGCATGGCTTCTAAGCCACTAGTACCGAATGCTAAAGCATCATTTGAATGAGTATATTGGACGTAACCTCTATATGCTTCATTTCCAGTTGTTCCGTCACCAAAAGCAAGAGTTCCAGAGTTTGTAGTTCCACTAACAATAGTTATTCCTGCAGAACCTGTTGTACCAACCACTAAATCAGAAAATTGACTGAAATAACTTGATGGTGATGTATTTCCAATTCCAACGCTGCCACCATCTGTAATTCTCATCATTTCTACATCATTTGTAGTGCTATTTGAGGTAGAGAAAACTAAGTCAGCAGCACCTCCTGTGGTTGATGCTGGAAAAGATTTTATTGAACCTCTAACTCCTGCACCTGCTCCTGAACTATCAGAGCTATAAAATTCTAAAATACCAAATGGTGTTGTTGTTGAATGTGCAGAATCATTTTGTGTAGATGATATACGGATTGTTGCTCCGTCTGTTGATTTAGAAACTTCAAGTAACTCACTACTAGAGATAGTTCCTGCAAAAGTAGCGTTACCTGTTGTTTTAGCTATACTTAATTTTTCATCACCATTTTCTGTTAAGAATTGGAATCCACCTGCATTATTATATATTCTAACTCTATCTGTTGAGCCAGTCCCATTGTAGTCCATTAATATTGCAGTTGGATTAGTGTCTGTACCTTTTAAATGTATTTGGTCATTTCCATTACTCTCAGCAGTAATTGCACCACTAGAGATAGTTCCTATGTTGGATAAATTACGAGAAGCATCCAAGATTTGTGTGCCATCCATCTTAATATTGCCATTAAGAAAGTTGATACCTGATTTACCATAAGTAGTTCCTGCACCATCAATCTCAATACCTGTATCCCATTTTAATTTTAGCTGTTGATAATTTGGAGAAGACCAAACACCTGCTGTTCTATAAATGCCATACTGATTAGTTGTATGCCAAAAAATACCTTCTTCTGTTGATGTGGTATGACCAACTGTTGCACCTGATTTAACTGTACCAAAGCCAAGTCTTGAAGAATCAGTAAGTTGTATGCTGTCAAAGTTTGATGTGCCACTACTGTCTATAGCACCACTAGAGATAGTTCCAATATTGGTTAAGTTTCTTGAGGAATCTATTACTGTTGTGCCATTTACTTGATAAACATGACCACTAGAAATATCAAGGTTTGCTTGTGCAAGAATATTAGTATAGCCTTCACCTACTTGTAAATTAGTTCCGCCAGTGTCTCCCTCTAAAGCTCTATTGTTGTTAAAATAAATTCTATTGTTACCACCTGAAAAATATAAACCATCATTTGCAGTATTTATGTTTACATTACCTGAGGTTGTAATCGTTCCACTAGAGATAGTTCCTGCAAAGGTGGTGTTAGTATTATCAGCTATATGTAATGCCTGAGTTCTTGAAGTATTTGTCCCAACCCAAAACATGATACCTTGATTTGAATCATTATCGTAGTTAAATAAGTGTAACCCCCTACCCACGCCAGTACTTTGGTTAAGCCCAGACATACCCTTATGATAAGCACCACTACTAGGTGCATAATCCATTGATATTGTTTTTGCATAGCCTGTTGTAATATTGTCTGTTGATGTAATAGCACCACTAGAGATAGTTCCAGTAGTTTCTAAATTACTACTTCCAAAAGTAATACCATTACCACAAGAAATACTTAGTTTATTATTAAAAACACCTTCGTAACCAATACTTGCATCAGTTGTAGCACCATCTTTAAAAGTAATAAAGCCTTGAACTGCTGAATCAAGTATGATTTCACTAGCACTAGATGTAGTGCCAATCAAACTTAACTTAGGTAAAGAATCTGTTATTTTTAAACCATCAGTTTCATTGTAGGTGAGATTAGCTTCACCTCGTATTCCTGTTGAACCTGTAGAAGTAACTATTCTATCGTCACCACTATCAACATAAGAACTAATTGCATTAGCAGTCCATTGTAAATTACCACTTGTATCACTTTTTAATATATAGCCACTTACACTAGGGAATGAAGGGAATGTATAGCCTTCAATCGTTGCACCTGATATATCGCCTGTACTTGTAATTGCACCACTAGAGATAGTTCCATTAAAAGTTGCGTTACCATTACCTGCAATGTAAAATCTAGGAGTTAATACTGTATTTGCTGAACTATTTTGTGGGCTAGTCCAAACTTGAAATTGTCCATATGTATTGTCATCTGCTTGAAGTGCTATAGCAGTTGCACCTGTTACACCGCCCCATGTATTAGCTTGTTTAGGACTATTAGAACTTAGAGAACTACTTATATTTACACCGAAAACTTGTCCTGCAAAGCCAACACCTAACGAAGAATTTAATGAAGGAATGACCACTAAATCTCCCACTCCATTAGATGCGGGAGAAGTATCTAGTGTAAAAATTCCTGTACTAGTTATAGCCCCACTAGAGATAGTTCCGATATTGGTTAGGTTTCTTGACTGGTCAATAATAGTTGTTGCTGCTGTTGTAGATGAGCCAACTTGAAAGTTTCCATTTACATCTATTTTAAAACGTTGATTTCTTGTATTTGCACCAGTAGAAAAAGAAACACCATCATAGCCACTAATACAAATACCATCAGCAGAACCTCCGTTATGGTCTTCTGCTGTAATGGAGCAATTATAAGTAAAACCATCTCTGAAAAATATTCCTGCACCACCACCACTTGTAAATGAATTTAAGTTTAAATTTGTTCTTGAGGAATTTATTACTGTTGTCCCTGAAATACCAATTGAACCATTAACATTAAGTTTATCTGTACCTGTATTTACACCAATACTTACATTACCACCACCCATTGCAAGAACTACTCTGTCTGATGAGTACCAGTTTAATGCAGCATTTCCACCACTTGAATCCATTATTAGAAAACCTGAATCATCTGTACCCGCTTTAAGATTTGGTTGCCCTGAATATCTATTTAAAGTAACAGTAGGATTATTTCCAGTAGAATTAAAAGTAATAGTGGCAGTGTTATTTATTGATGGTATATTTTGTAAGGCTTTTGAGGAATCTATTACAGTTGTTCCATTAATAGAAACGGTATTACTTCTTGCTGTGCCTGAAAGGTAGAGGTCTTTGAATCTTAATCCGCTTTGTGCTAAATCTACTGCACCATCAGCACTAGGTTCAAATCGTGGTTGCCCTGATGCTGTTGATGTTACTGCTCTTACATAATTTGATTGGTCTGCACCAAGATTAACAAGACCACTTGCACTGTTATAAGAAGCAGATGTTCCTGAAATAGATGAAATACTTCCAACTGGTGAGCCACTTTTATTAAACTGTAGAATAGTTCCGTCAGAGCCTGTTCTGTTCATATAAACAGCTTGACCATCGTGTCTACTAAATGCTGAATAAACTGTATTAATATTTTGCCCAGTATCAGCAGAGGTGTTGCTGCTAGAGTTCCAAAGACTATTATTGGTTGTGTGTAATAACAAGTTGCCTGAAGAATCTATTGCCATTTGGTAAGAAGCACTTGCGGCAGTACCAAAGCCCATTATATTTGCAGAGTGGTCGTATGTAATTAACCCTTGATAACGACCTGTTCCTGACGTTGCATCGCCAAATCCAATATAGTTTTTCCCCGATGTACTACTTGTTAAATTAATTTGTGCATAAGTGTCTGAGGTGTTTCCTACATTGAGTACTGGTCCTGTTTGATAACTGACAGGCGAATCAGTCCCAATTCCAACGTTGCCTGAAGGATTTATTGTTAATCTTATAGTGCTTGAATCTATAGGGTCACTAGCATTAGCAACTCTAAATCTCATTCCATTAGTTCTATCTGCTGTTATAGTTCCTACATAATAGGTATTATCAGTAAATTGTAATTGAGAGCCATCTGCATTATTACCACTATTAGCCAGTCTAAATACAGCAGAGCCTGTTCCTGCTGTATTGGAGTTCCAAACTCTTGATACAACACTTCCTCCTGCACTTTTTTTAACATCTAAATCAAGTGTAGTTGATGCTGTACCTATAGCTAGGGAGTTTATATTAGTTAGGTTTCTTGAGGAATCTAAGAAAGTAGTATTAGTTAGTTTTAAATCGCCATCTCTTGTTAATGTTAAATATTTAGAACCCCAACTATTAAATAAAATAGCATTTTCACCAGTATCCATATATAAACCAACATAAGCACTGTCACCAGACCTATAAACTTTAAGCTGATTTCCATTAGTAATAGTATGCCCACCACTAGAGATAGTTCCAACAGTTATATTTGGAGTACCTGATAAACCTATTGCAGTTATACCTAATGCATTTATTTCAGCTTGAGTTTGGTCTGTAGTTGCACCTGCTTCTATTCCATCTAGCTTAGTTCCATCTGTCGCTATATCTCTACCATCAACTGTACCTGTAACACCTATATTGCCTGTTACATTTAAAGGATGCGAAAAATTAAAACTATCATTACTTGTATTCCAAGTTAAGGTAGCATCTTGGGTAGCACTTACAGCATCCTGAATAGTAATACCTGCTCCGTTTGCATTAGCTGAAGTATCACCAGTTCCATAGTTAAGGGTTATGTTCTTATCTTTGACATCAAGATTTGCAGTATCTATTGTGGTCGTAGTACCTTGTACGTCTAAATCTCCTTGAATGACTACGTTGTTTGTAAAGGTTTTTGCACCATCAATACTTGAAGCAAGTGCTAAAGTAAATAAAGCATCACCTGATGCAAAATTTGCACCTCCTGTTAAACCACTATTTGATGCTGTTGTAATTTGAACTCTAGTAATATCACCTTCAGGTGCTACCTGAGAACCACTACCATCTCCCACATAAAAACCATCACCACTTGGGTCTGTTACAGATAATACTCTTGGTGCTGTAGAGCTGACATTATTATTTGTTGTGTCATAACTTGTATCTGTTGTTGATACTGTTGCCTTAATTCTATGGGTTGTACCTGTACTTATACCAGTTAATGTCAATCCAGTAGATGCTAAAATAGTTCTGCCATCTGAGTCTACACAACCAAGATTTAAAGATGTGGTTGTTGTGGCAATAATTATGACACCACCCTGACCGCCAATAAACAATTGTTCAGTTTCAGTATTTATTTTATATTCATCTGATAAAGGAGTCGTTTTTGGATTTAATCTATCATTAACCCTTGTAAATGTGTCTGTAACAACAGTTGCATAGTTAGAACCGCCATCACTTGAATGTTGTATTGTTAGGGTAAAGTTTTCAGGCACTTCCGCTTCTGATTCATCTATAGCTGTATTAGTAGAACTATCATCACTATTACCACCAAAGTTTGTATCAATACTTACTGAAACATCAACATCTGTATCTTCTGTTACTGTAATTTCTTCGTATTCTGTATCTGCATCAAAAGTACTAGATACTGTAGAAACTTTTGTTCCTGTTGTTAAGGATATTTGCGATAAAGCTGAATTACTAAAACCAGTTTCTGAATCAAAATATACTGTTCCATCTGTTAGTTTTAATACTAAGTTTTTAGCAATAACTTTACCTGCTTTATCTACAGAGAAACTTGCATTTGCTGGTGCTTCATTACCTGACCAAAATCTGTAGTCACCAGTTCCAGCCATTTTTGCAATCTCGCCTGAACCTGCAACACCTGCTGTAAAACTTTTTGTTGTTTGCACTTCACCAGTATTAAGTGCTTTAAAAGGAGCTGATGCAAAAGATGTATTGCCTAAATAAATACCATTACCATCAACAGTAAATATTTCTGAGCCTGAACCTATTTGTATTTTAGAATCGGCTGCTGTATTAGTAAGAGATGTTTCACCTAAAGTAAAGCCACCAACTTCACCTGAAGTAGCAGATATAACACCTGTTGAAGATACAGTAAATGCACCTGAACCTAAATTGATTGATGATGAAGAACCATTAATAGTGATACCTGAATTATTAATAGTTACATCACCACCACTTACAGTTACATTAGCTGCGTTTAAAGTACCTGTATCTATATCATTAGCACTAATAGAACCAAATACACCTGATGCAGAAGTTAATGTTCCTGCTTCAATTCTATCTGCATTGATATCACCTGCTATTATTTTTGCACCTGCGATAGTTCCGTCTACAACTAAATCACCAGTTTGGAAATTTGTGATTTCTACAAAAGAACCACCACTTCCTGAAGTACCTGAATATTTATAGGCTTTAGATACTTTAGGTGAAGCACTGGTATTAACCATAATTAAGATATCATCTTCAATTGGTAATCTTCCGTGTGCTGTATTAAAAGCTGAATCTGATAATGCTGTAGTCGTTGAACCTTCTACATGGAAATACCCTGAGAATATCGCGTCAATATCAGTTGCTTCTACTTTAGTAAATGAGCCACTAGTTTGACTTGATGCACTTGATTCTTTATCAAAGAAACTTACTGCTTTAACTTTAAAATAATATGTTGTACCTGCTACTAATCCATCATCAATACCAAAAGATACTTTTTGAGTAACACTTGGCACACCTGCTATTGTTCTTACTAAATTAGTTCCGTCATTAGGTGTGAACCCTGAACTGGTTGACCTATAGATTTTTATATCTCTTAAATCGCTATTATTAGGGTTAGTCCAAGATAATCCTATGTTAAGTGGTTTACCTGTTGTTGCAGACAATGAAGTTGGTGCAGATGGTGTAGTAATACCTGCATCTGAATTAGTATTGATAGTGACTTCACTTGTTACAGCACTAAACACGTTATTTGCTGAAAAATGTCTAGCTACTATGTAATAAGTTGAATTAGGTTTGACATTAGGAATAATCTCCTTTGTTTTACCTTTACCTGCTATAGCTGAACTTATGTATGTACCTGAAGCAGTACCATATAAGATTTCAGTTCCTTGTATTAAATCATCTGTATTGTTTGTCCATTGAACTTGTAAATCATAACCAGTGTTAACTAAAGTTGCTGATACTGATAAGTTGGTTGGTGCAGTTACTGTAAAACTACCTGTAGAAACGCTTGAGCCTTCGTCTATTGGGTTTGTATAACTACTTGAAGCAAAACTATATACAGAAGAATCAATCTCTTTAAGGGCGAGTCTCGTTGCTAAGATTGGAACATCATCTGTATCTATAACTTCTAAATTTGTGCTTAAAACTTCAAAAGTTTTGTTGGTATATCCTAATCTTTCATTTGTTAAGTAAACCCAGTCAAAAGGTTGTAATTGCATAAAAGCGATATTACATAAAACAGATAAACTTACTTCTTGCCTTGTATGTAATAAATAGGTTCTTTGTAATCTTTGTGCCATTGTAGTTGTATCAGTAAATGGCAACTGTATTTCTAAAGTCTTTCTATAATTAGCTTGTGATTCTCCACTTGGGGTGTCTGCACTTAATAATGTACTATCTGTATAAACTGGTGAATCAGTTGCAACATAATTATTATTAGCATCAACATAAACAGACTTAACCGTGTTATAAGTCTCACCACTTGCATTTTTTGTTGATATAGCAATTGGTGCTAATAAATTATCATCAGTTATGGTCATATCAGGCGTTACGGTTGCACCTGCAAACATTACAAACTTTCCATTGATATATGACAACTTACCTGCACAAGAACTTAGTAATCCTTGTATTACACCTGCACCATCTGCAGTCATATTAGTTATACCATTGGCTTTATACAGTTCTTCATTAAATGTAATAGTTACTCCATCTGCTATGGTTTGTGCAGAAGATAAAGTAATTAAATTACCACTTCTAGCTATTACAGTCGGTGAGTTTGATATTCCTGTACCTGTTACTGTTTGACCTATATCTATAAGTGTGTTTGTTGAAGCAGTATCTATTGTTAATGTTGTTGAACTTGTTACAGCACCATTAACTGTAGCTGTGGTTATTGCTCCTGCAGGTGTTTCACAAATATTTGCTGCTGATGAGAATCCACCTACTGCTGTTGTATCTAATACCTCACTAGAGGTAGCTTTCAATCCATAAGTTGTGTCTGTTATAAAATCTCTAATACAAAGAGCAGGATTATCTGACCAAGCTGTAGTTGATGTTCTTGGGTCATAAACTTTTTTACCTTTAATAACAAAAGCTAATGGTGGAATACCACCGCCAAAGGCTTCTGAATCAAATACCATTTCAATAAGCATATAAGCCATGCCTGTGAACTTATCAGTATTTCCTAAGGATGTGTTGCTAGTAATAGTAGAATCAGCACTAGATTGTGACCCATTTAAAAATCTATATCTTAGTAATGAACTGCTTACATCAAATTTATTTTCATTTTCACTATTAGTAAATCTGCTATTTGTAGCATAATTAAAACCACCGCTTACTGTTGTTGTTAATTTTGTATCATTTACTAATACTTCTTCTAAACTTTCTACTTCGTGTCCTGCAAGAACAACAATCATAGATATCTTATAGTTATCTGTCCCTGAAGTTTCTATATGGGTTATTGTTCCACCAACTCTAGCTTTACCATAAATTATTTGTCTTGGTCCTGCTGAAGTTCTTGTTGCTACTTTTGTACCAAAGTTTTCAGCAGTAGCTTGTGTGCCTTTTGACATTAAACCGCCAATAAGTGTTGATGCTGCTGAAAGTGCTGCTAGTGATAACGTACTTACACCACCTAAAAATGCACCTGCTGCACTAAATGAACCTAATGCAAAAAGACCTGCACCTTGAAAAACAAAAGCAAGACCTGTAGTTATCGCAAAAGTAATAACAAAAACTTTAACAGCTGCTTTGACTGCCTTACCCATTAGGTATTCTCCATACAGAAATAATATCTACATTTTGTTTAGCTACTACCATGTCATCTGAGGGTGTTAAAACTTTTACACCATCTGACATACCAACTAATTCTGATTCTTCTTTATAAACCACTAAATCGCCTTTTTGCATAAATGCTTTGTCTATTTTTTGTACACCTTTTGCTTTACAAGCCTTTTCAATACTTTTAGAAAGAGTTTTACCATATTCTTTAATTGATTTCATAGCTCCTGCTTCGTTTTTCCATTTTAGTTCTTTAGGTATCAAATCTTCACCTGTTATAGCTTTTATACAAGCATTAGAAAATTTACAACAATCCCAAGAACCCCATTTAAAAGGTTTAAACCTGTTCTTTGTTATGAACTGGTCAAATTCTATACTCCAATCTGCTTTCTTAATCATTATTATGTTGGTGGTGGTACTCTTATATCTTGTCTCTCACCAGTATCTTTACTTCCGCCACCACGAGAAGTTCCACCGCCTGTATTAGAAGATGACCTGCCCCATACAATTTCTTTATCTTGTAAAGATTGAACTCTGTTAAAACAAGTATCAGTAGAGTCTATAAATTGTTGTGATTCTTTTGTATATCTAAGGTTTGATGGTTTTTGTAAATCTATTAGTCTGTTTTCAGCATCTACAGTAATTGTAGAGCCATTAGGGTCATCATTTATCACCATTGATTGCATACGACCTTTAAATAAAGTCATAGTGCCTACAGTGGTGTCTGTTCCCCCTGAGAGGTATCCTAGATAAACAGTTATAAATCTATTTTGATAATTTTCTGTAAGTGCTAAATCAAGAACAGTCGTATCCATACCTGCCAAAGCTACAGATAATCCACTAGATTTTAATTCTAAAGTATCTTCAATGTTTGATATAGACAATAAAGTACCAACACCAGTATATGTTCCACCATCTATTATAAGGTCATAATCACCTGACCATAATCTAATGGTTTCTGAATCAAATTCAGCTTTTACTGCTAGGAATAATACTTGATGGTCAGCTTCAAGGTAGCTTGTAATTGAACTATCAATACCACCTCTATTAGACATTTAAACTACCTCAATACATGAAAAAGATATGCCATAGTTTGAAATATTATCAGCATCCCAGTCAACAGAATTTGTTGTTAATCTAAACAAACCTTTTGGACTAGCAAATCTTATTAAATTATTTTCTGTGATAACAGTTCTTAACTTGGGTTGTATTTTTACAGCATAAGTATCTTCACCTGCTATCACATTTAATGTAGCGTCATCTGTAGCCATTACATATTGAATAGGATTTCCACCTGCTGTTGAACTTGCTGTTATTTGTAAATAATCGCCTTTTTTTATAGTTCCTGTAGCACTGTTAGAACTTGCTGATAAATTAATTCCTGTAGCACCTTTTTGATTAGATTTTATTGTGCATCCTGTTTTATCTGCTTCTGTTATTAAACCACCTGATTCAGATTCCACGACTACTGTATAAGCATTAGTTTTTGTAGTTATTTTATGTGTTCCATTGTTTTCAGGATAAGCTGAACCAGTAACTACTATAAAGTCTCCTTCAACTGCATTAGCAAAAGGTGTTGTATTAGATGGTGCAGATATTGTTTGTGTTGCTGAGGTAAAATCTAATTCAATATTAGTTGCGTTTATTCTATCTTTTGCTTTTAAATCAGTTCCATTATATGTGCCTTGATTTACTAAAGCATCAGGGTCTGCAAATTTAAAATGATTTACAGGACCATTAAGTTCTAAAAGAAATGATTGCCAATTTTTAGCAACATCTCTACGCATAGGTGGTAAATTGACTGTAGCTTCCCAGTAAACACCATCATATTCTTGTGTTCTAACTTTACCTGTATAGGGTGAAGCAACACTACCTACTGCACGTCTTAAAACAAAATTACTCCTAATAAAATTAGGTGTACTTGGCATTGTTACTATCTTAGCCACCTACTAGACTCCTTCTAAATGTACCGCCACGCATAGCTGCTTCTTGTACTGCTGCTTTAGTTACATCGGCTATTTGTGGCATCATTTTCGTTACTTCTGCTCTTACAGTAGGTACTATGCCTGTAGCAAAATTGATTGATTGATTTATGACTGTAGTTCCACCACCACCCATAGCATTTTTGCTATTCATATTATTCATAATAGTTCCACCAGTATTAGGTACAAATATTTCAGGACCACGTTCACCAACTAATGTGGCTCTATTACCTTGTATTGTTCCACCACCTGCTGAAGAATCCATAGGAATTGTTGGTAAGCCAACAGCAGTAAATAAAGCATTCATCATAGGTTTAATAACTTGCATTTTTAAGAACTCAGCTATTACTTGTTGAATCATATCTCCAACCAAGTTTCTAAATGATACTAGGGCATTTTCACCATCTTGAAGTGCATTGATAAAATCATTAGCAAATTGGTCAGCAGCACTTTCTAATATCAAAGCTAATTCATCTGTTACTTCACCAGTTTCTTCTAATTCTTTTTTAACTTTTTCTAAATGTGTAACAACATTTTGTAATTCACTTGCATCTTTTACACCAAGAAAAGCCATAATACCTTTCATATCTTCTTCATTAGGTGTTTCCATTAGACCTTTTATATAATCTATTTGGTCTTGTAATTTTTGTGTTTCAGGTATCGTATCTTCTACTAATTTTTTAAATGTTGACTGAAAATCAATTAATCCATCAATACTTCCTGCTTCAAATTCCTTTATGTCAACTGTTTTCTTGGTAGTTTCTTCAATACCTTGTAAGATTCCTAATCTTAATGTTTCTTTGTTTGTTATATCTTGTTGCAACCTTAATAACTTAGTCATATGTGATAAAACTAATTCATCTTTCATAGGCATATTGTTTGCCATAGAATCTGCTCTAGCCTTATCTGCATCAATTTGGTCTTGTAACAAATTAGCTTGTTTCTGTGGGTCTGTTTCTGTAATGCCGACATCTGCTACAGTGATATCACCTCTGAGCCTTCTAACTGTTTTGCCTATAGCATTTGCCATATCAGTTAATCTATCCGCCATATTTTTTAGAAAATCACCAAGACCACTTTTAAAAACTTCATCACCAAGTTGTTTAAAAGCAATAACCATATTAGAAGTTTTTGTACTAAGGTTATCCATTTTAGACTCCATAGCACCACCAAACTTTTCATTAAGACCTTCTGTTAATGCTTTCACCATTTCAGCAGCACCTTCAGCAGTTTTACCAAACTTAGCTATATCATCTTTAGTTAAGTCTAATTTATCACCAAGAATACCAAGAACATCTATACCTCTATCGGATATCATATTTAATTCTTCTAGACCCATGCCACCTGAAGCTGACCTTTGTACCATTCTTATAAGTGCTTCAAATGTTCCTAATTGGTCTACAGAAACAGACGCAGTATCAGCAAATGTCTGTAACATATCCATGCTTGGTTCTATACCTGCTGATTTAAGTGCTATAAATGCCTTAGTTGCAGTTTCTATTTGGAATGGTGTTGTTTGTGCAAAAGTAAAAACTTTTTGCATAGCTGCATCACCTGCTTCCATGCTACCAAATACTTGGTCTAATGAATCTTTTAAATCTTCAAATTGTGCTCCAACACCTGCTATTGCTTTCATTGGTAAGACTATTGCTGCTATACCTGCTGCTACTCCTAATGCTGGACCACGAATACTTTTTAAAGATGCTGCCATACCACCAAAAGCAGCACCGCCTACAGCACCTGTAACTCTAATCTTGCCTTGTATTTGTTTTAAATCTTTTTGTAGCTGTTTAGTATCAGCTTTAATTTCAATGACTAATTCATCTATTGTTTTTCCACTAGCCATCAGGATATAGCTCCATCATTTCTTCTAACCTATTTGAATCCATAGGTTCTTCTTTTTCTTCTGTGCTGTTAAATTCTTTAAAACCTTTTATAACTAAATACATTTCACGAGGAGATAGATTCCAAAAATCATTAGGTCTCATGTTTATCATACCAATACAGATTTTTACATAATCTGCCCAGTTGATGCTGACTGGATTCATGCTACTTTTTCTTTTTTTTTATCTTCCTCGTCTGAGTCATTATCGGTTAATGTTGCAACTAAGAGTTTAGCTACTTCGGTTGATGCTACTACTATGCCTACGCTTGATATGATTTCACCGACTTTTTTATCATCAAAATCATTACCACCACCTCTTAAAGCATATCTCATAACAACAATTAGAGTTCTGATACGCACTTTAGCATCAGCAATGGCAGTAGCTAATTCCAAAATGCCTTTATCAAGTTCATCTTCTATTCTTACTAACGCATCAATTGTAAGTCTGCATTTATAAGTTTCTTTATTTAGGGTTATTAATACTTCACCCTTTAGTGGATTTGCCATCTGACTTCTTCTCCTTTTTAGGTTTACTTGCCTTTGCAAGATTAATTGTTAATAAATCTCTAGTGTAATCAACAGATGAAGATAAAACTGTATATTCTTTCTTATTAACTTTAATGCTATCTCCAACTTCAATTATATTTTTACATTCAAGTTGTGATTCATCATGTTTTAAATAAGCATTTACAGTTTCACCACCAACATCAATATGTACTTTATTCCAAGACATCTTATGCCGCTGATACTACAATAATACCTGCTGATTCAAAAGACATTGAATATGTTGCTTCTCCATTGTATTCACCTGCATATTCTAATGATGTAATTTGAAATGCACCTGTGAATTTAAAAAAGTCAGGTACTATAAATTCAAAATTTGTAAATGCAGGTGTATTAGCTGTAGTGCCATCTGCTTGAAATTGTAATTGACCTAAATAAGCATCTTTTAAATTTCCTTCTTGAGTATCATCTGTAAAAACACCTGAACCACTTATGCTGATACTATTTACACCTGCTCCTGCTAATAAATTTCTGTAACCACTACTGCTTTTTGTTGTAACATCAACTGATTCATCATTTAATGTTATTGAAGATGACCTTAGACCACCAATAGTTTCATAACTACCTGAATCGTCTATTTTTATTAAAACATCTTTACCTTTTTGTGCTGCCATTTTTTTCTCCTATAAATTAGTTTGTTCCTAATATTATTGCTCGGAATCGCATGACTCCATGTCTAGTAACACCGTCTGGGTCTCTTAGTATATCACTAAATTCAAATCTAAGGTTAATCAGATTAAATCCAATAACTGTTAAGTTACTATCATGCAATAAATCGTGAATTCTGTCCATTATTTGTTTTGTTTCTTTAGCACCTTTGTATTGTGACCATATGTGAATATTTATAGTAGTTTCGCCACCATTTTCATTTTTAGTGCCATAATCAATAGCTGTTTCTTCACCTAATGACACAAAAGGGTATGTAGCACCTTCCACAACTTCGTCATACACTCCTGAACCCAAAGTTGATGTTAGGGTGTTATCACTAGATAGAGTGCTGTATATAGTTGTTTGTAGTGCAAATTGACCAATACTCATTTTAGTATGCCTTTTTTAAATAATGCTTCTATCTTTCTTTTATTCTTTTGTAATGCAGGTTGCATAAAAGGTCTTTCAGTCATATTAGTAGTTCCAAACTCTAAATGCTTAGAATAAGGTGCTGCTGATATTATTTGACCAACAACTGTGCCATTAGCCTTCACATCAACATTCATTGTAATTTGACTTGCTAGAAACCCTGTATCACTGGCAGGTGGTTGATTAGGTGCTGATGCTCTATGGCTTCTTCTTGGCTCATACTTTTCATATAATCTACCTGTGCCACCTTTTAAAATGCTTTCTTTAGCTGTATTTTGCACCATCAAAGTACCGCGAGTTACATATTCTTTAACTTTGTTATCTGTAAGTCTTTTATTTAATTTTTTATTAAATGCTTTTAGGTTTGTAATTTTTAAATCAATACTCACGTTGCAACTCCTTCTTCACAAAGAAGTTTTAAAAATCTATCTCTTTCATCAACATTTATAATGGCTCTTATGTTAAAGAGTTTGCTGTCAAAACTTATCCTTGAAGCGTTGGTAATATCAGTCCTGTAACGCACTGTAATCTCGTGGGACACGCTTCCAACTAACTTGCCTTGTGCATACACCTCTTTTCCACTTTTAGGCTTTATATCAGCGTATACTGAAGCAATACTTGACCAACCTGAACTAATACCACCACCACTATCTCTAGTAGTACCTTGACCTTGAAGGGTGATTTGATGTCTTAACTGACCTACTTGACTCATTATCCAATTGACATGAGTTTAGAACTACCTAAACCGCTATAAACTACATAGGGTGCTAGTAATCTAGTTGCTGTAGCAGGTAATGATGTTTTACCTTCATACATATCCCCTCTATGTTCATACAAATAGGTTAATACTTGATAAATAGAGAATTTAATTGGTTCAGGAACAGCGTTAGCACTTGCATAACCTACAATGTATTGAACTTCTATAGCATTGGCTACTCTTAGTGCTGTTGGGAATGTTTCACCTGTTCTTAAAACTATTCTTGCAGGTTGTTTAGCACTATCTACATAATAATTAGAACTTGCAAAAGTTGTAGCAGTATCATTATCATCATACGTCTTGACATGAGTGACTGAAGTAACTGGTGGCATAGGTAAGTCAATATAGTTTTTGTAATAATTAAGATATGGACCAGTTCTCATACCTTCCCATAAGGGGTTATCTATATCATCAAGATTATCTAAGAATAGTTGCAAAGTTTGGGACATGATTGCCCTTTGCATATGTTCTTCACATAACTTTCTTGCAGAAACAATTAATGATGTGATTAAAGCATCATCACCTGAACTATCTACTCTTAAATATGCTTTTGCTTCTGCAAGTGTTATTGGTTCTGATGCAGGTTCTGTATGTATTACTAGACCTGCCATTCATTCTCCTAATTAGCCTTTTTCTTATCTGCTTTTTCTTCTACAACTTCAGCTTGAACTGGTGCTTCTCCACCTTGTACTTCTTGCAATCTTTGTATTAAGACTCGGATTGTGTGTTGTGCATTAGCTAGTTCTTGTTGAGCAGTGTTGTAAAGTGCTTCGTAATTTAATTCTTCTGACATTTAATTCTCCTAAATTAATTAAAAAATACTCTTTCTATGAGTAAGCCAAACATGGAAGTAATAATTAAAGCGTACTGACCATAAATGAGATTATCAAGCTTATCAAATCTCTTTGAGCCACTTGCTAATCTGTTGTCTATGTTTTCATAACGAATAGCACATTCACGTTCATGTGCTTCTAGTTTGCTTATAGTTCCACTTGCCATAAATCTATTCTATTCCATTAATTCTTTATGTACAACATAATAAACGAACCTGAAACACCATGCGTACCAGCACTAGCAATACAAGTTAATTTGCAATCTGCTTTTTCAGGTATAACTTGTGGTAATTCTATATCAAACTTTAACGCATCTGTTGTAAATGTACCTTTTTCTTTTGTTTGATAAACACCACCAAATTCTTTACATTTAACTCTTGCTGTTAAATATACAGAACCTTGTATGTTTGATGAAAAATCCACTTGGTATAGATAACCTGTATGACCTGAGGGAACAGTCCATACTGCCATAAGTGTTTGGTTTTCACCTGTAGATATTTTTGCTAATGATGTTGCAGGAACACCTGAAGATACAGCACCAGTTCCCATATGGATACCACCTGCGTTTGCACCGCCTGTACCTGCTGTTAATACTTTTGCTCTAAATACTCTTAAATATGAATTAGTTGTATTAACTGCTGTTTGTCCATTTAAGGTAACAATCTCTTCTATCTCGTTATAATCCCCATCCAAGCCACTGAGACGCACTGTCCTTGCACCTGTGCCATCACTTGTATCGTTTGTATTAGTTGATGAAACTTTGATTACACTGGCTTCTGTTAAAGCGTCATAATCACTACCATTATCTGAAATAGTTACTTCTGTATTACCAACAGAAGGGTGGAAACCAAATTTATAGAGACCTTTGGTTTTATCCCACCTTCCTTGTCTTACTTGTAGACCTAAAAAGGAATTTATAGACATTTAAGCCTTCTTTTTAGTAGTTTTCTTTTTAGTTGTTTTTTTCGGTGCTTCTCCACCTTCCCATGCTTCATTAACATTAGGTGTAGAAGGGTCATCAGCTTTTAATTGACCTTTTTCGTTTCTTGCTCTTTTAACTTCTTTAACATCCGCTTGAACATCTAGTGTTTCTTCTACAGAATCTACTTTAACTTCCATAGCCCAACCATTTTCAACAAAATTGTCCATGATTTCTTCTTGCCATTTACCTTTTGAAACAACAATATCATCTGCTTTGTGTAAAACCATATCAGCAGAGTTTTCATCTGCTATAGCAGGTTTTGGAACTAATATTTTAAATTTTCTTGCCATAATTTTTACCTTAAAAATGGGGGGAAATTAATCCCCCCAAAGATTGCTCAATTAAGCGTTATGAATAACGTTTGAGACAGGTGCTGACCTTGGTCTGCTCTTAACAATCAATCCACTAATAGGTGTTCCATTAGTGTGAGTGCCTGTTTTAGCAAGAACAAGTCTTACATATCTCTTTCCGCCAACATAACCAACTTGCCATTGACCACCTGCGGTATCAGGGTCTCCACCTGTAGTACCATCAAGTTTTAGCCAAATACCACCTGCAGCAATTGTTCCATTAACAATATCTGCTTGTACAACATCTGTATAATCAGAATCGTCATCTGAATGCTCTAGTGATACTTCAAAGTAAACAGAACCTGAAAGTGTATCACCTTCTGCTCCTACGCTTACTACAGCAGTTGCTTCTTCAAAACCCTGTAAATCAATACCACTTCCATTTTCAGCGGCAGTTTTTACAGCATTTATTATTGAGTTACCTAGACCAATATTATTTGATAAATCTTGCATTAGTTACTCCTTGCTTACGCTGTTACTTTAAGTTTTGTTATAGCTTCAGGGAGAATCACTTGACCACCAACTCTTCTTCTAGCAATGTATCTTACATTTCCAGTAGTAGCTTGTGTAAATGGGTCTCTTAAAACCGCTAATGATACTCTATCAACAATCATATATGCTCTTCTGAAGTCACCATAAGCAACTGGGAAAGCATTTTGTGCGATAGATGCCATGTCTGTAGCTTCCACATAAGGCTGTCCAAGAATAGTGTTAGTAACACCACCTTGTAAAGACATACCTGCTTGGAATACATACTGACCTGCAGTATCTTTAAGTTTTCTTACAGCTGCTAAAGTGCTTCTGTTAAATACAAAAGTACCATTTCTGCCATAGTCTGACTTAATGTTATGAACCAAAGTAATAAGGTTATCAGCAGTAATTGCTGTGTTAGAACCTGAATCTATAGAACTAACAGAACTGTTAGTCATAAATCCTTCAGGTTTTCCAACAGCGTTACCACTTACGAAAGCTGCACCTTCAGCTTTTGCAAATTGCTCTGCAAACTCTGACTGCATTTCAGCTTCTAAGTCAAATACTGAATCTTCTAAGTCTTGCTCAGAAATATCTACTAGAGCATATTGCTCATGAGCAGGTAATTCTTCTAGACCTACATTATATCCAGTTGTTTCACTTCTAGTTCCACTTTCTGCTACCCACTGTGCTGCAAATGTACCAGTTCTTTTTGGAACTTGAATACTTCTACTAGCAGTGCTTCTGATTCTTGCAATACTTCTGATTGGGGATATTTCAGTAACATCTTTAATCAGTTCTCTTACATATTCAGGTGGTGCTAAATAACCACCAGTTGAATCATTACTTACAGTTAATGCTTTCTTCTCTACTGGGTCAAGACCTTCCAGTCCTTTTCTACAGTAAGTGTCAAATGCACTCATATATTCATCTACTTGCTTAGATTCAAAACCTGAGTTTGGTCGTGTTACGATTGTCTCTAGTTTCTCAATTTGGCTTTTGATGTTATCAGCGTTAAGTTCAGCAGTTGTTAGTTTTTGATTAATGTCTTCATAAGAATCCATCTTAGCTTCCATCTTAGCTAATTTCTCATCCACTAATGCTGTGCTTTCGCCTTTTTCAATCTGCTCTAGTCTTTGGTCATTTACTTTTTTAAATTCTTCAAAAGTTTGACCTAAGTCTGTTATAGCATTTTTTATATCTTCCGACATAATAATCTCCTATTAAGATTTTAAGGTTAAAGTTAAGTTCTTTATGGCTTCTACCAATTCAACATTTGTATCAACATCGCGTTGACCGAATGCATCAGTGACAGCTTTTGCTGCCATCTTTGCTTCTGAACGAGAAAGACTGAAAGCATCTCGCATTCCATTTTCCCACTCTCTAATAGAAATCTCTTCACCTTTCACTGAACGAACAGTTGCCTGAGGGTTCATGGGAAAGGTTACTAACGACACTTCCATCAAATCTACTTCTTTAATAATACGTTTGTTACCACGTTTATCATATGAAACTTCTTTTGGGTTTACTCTAAAGCCTATTGATAGACCATCTAATGCACCCATTTTTAATAATTCGTATGCTTCCGCACCTGCTTGTGTTTTAAGAGCTAATCTACCCTTAACAACTAAACCATGTGCATCTTCTTTTATCTCATCAAACACACCAATAGGCATATCAGATTTATGTTGATATAAAAGTTTTACATTTTGTGGTTTTCTTCTTTTTAAAGATTTTGCAAACGCACCTGCTTCAATTACATCATTACCTAAGTCTTTGTTTCCAAAGACAGAACCATAACCTTCAAATGTTCCATAGTTCTTATCTTCTTCATCATCGTTGTAGGCTTTAATACTGGATTTGATTTCTATAGATTCTTTTTCTACTTCTTTAGAATCCATATCATCTTCAGTTTCTTCAGAATCAGGTTTGCTTTTACCAAACTCTATAATGTAAGAGTCATCTGTTTCTTCTACTGCTCTTATGTGTTTTTCATCATTCTGTGTAGAATCTTCTTTGTTTGAATCGTACTCATTAGTACAGACAGCTAATCGTTGGTCGGAATCTGTATATTCACTCGCCATAGTGTCGTCTCCCATACATCTAGTTATAAAATTTTGCCTTGACTCATTACTGTTAGGTTTTGGTATTGGCATAATTACTTCATATAGTATCTTATTGAATAGATTTGCACAATATATAGGTATATTAAAAATAATTAAAATAATTCTTGCATAGTATTCCAATTTGGGGTTATACTGTGTACATAATAAATTGATAGCCGAAAGGCAAGGAAGAATAAAATGAAAAACTATCTAACACAAAGAGAATACACAGGAGAAAACATTTTGACTCTTGAATCATTAGGATTTAATGAAGATGATTCTTTTGTAACATTTAAACAGGCTTTAAAAATTGATGGAATCACAGGTCAATCTTTAAAAGGTCTAAAAAAAGCAGCAACTCTTATCTTTTATAAAGAAGAAAAAGATAAAGAAACTGGAGAAAAGAAAAAAATTAGAAAATATTTCTCAGTCTTTAACGCTGCGGAAGTATTATCAAGAATTGAAACTAACAAGGCAGCTTAAGGCTGCCTTTGTTTTAAGGATATAAAATGACTAAAAAAATTAAAGCAATACTAATTGACCCAGTTGACTGTTCTACTTCATACATTGATATAGATGATAATTTAAAATCTTTTTATAGCATCATGGATTGCGATTTAATAGATGCACAGCAAATTGGATTAGACACTGTTATGTATTTTGATGATGAAGGTAAATTAAAGAATAACCAAAGATACTTTCAATTCACAGTTGCAAATCCGATAGCATATTGTGGCAGATGCATAGTAATAAGTTCTGACGAAGATGGTGGCAATGATGATGTTAAAATTGATATTGATGTTTTAACAAAACAAATTGAATGGTTACCTGAAGGTTATACTGAAGAACCTTATATGGAGTTTATCCCTCTTAATTAATCCATGTCACGTTCATCAGCGTAGATAATCACACATCTACAGTTGATGACGTTGGCAACTCCACCTTTTGAGTCTCCTGCATAACCCATTGGCATTCCACCAACTATAAAGTCTTCATTCATATCTACAATTTGACCATTAGCTGATGCATGTGTTGACCTAGTTCTGCCATCACTTGTTGCAACCCATTTCTTTAACATCTTTATTCCTAAGTCTGTTTCTACAGTTTGATGATAAGAGTGATTAGCAAAAGAAGCAGCATTATGAGTTTCTGTTCTTGAAATTAAAGCTGCTCTACTTCTGCTTATAGATGTAAACTTTGTTGATACTAATTTAGCAATCTCAGGCAAAGTTAAATTATCTGCCCTACCTTGTTCTATTAACCTACTAATTCTGTTAGCCATTCTTGTACTTATACCTGCAAGTATTAATTGTCTTGAATTAAAATATTGTTCAACCACTGCTTCAAAGTCTGTGCTTCTTCCAAAAACAAAAGCATCATCTTTTTGTGAATTATAATAAGTTTCTTCGTTAGATTTATAAATCACTTGGAGTGTTCTTCTGTAATGACTTAACATCAAAGGCATAAAATCTTCATTTAAAGATTGAGTTGCTACATCATTTTGATATATCCCATATTCTTTATAAAGATGTAATTGAACTCTTACAAATTTTCTAAACAAGGTGTCTAATCTTTTAAAAAATCTTTTTTCTAGGTTATTTCTAAGAGCAAGTTGCCTTCTTGATTCTTTAGCAGCACTTATTCTTTGTCTATAAGTATTAAATCTTTTTTGATTTAACTTCATGTCTTGCTAGATAGTGGGTGTCCTTTAGGAAATAAATCTGTGTCATGTTTGCCACCTCTAAATTTACCTGATGATAATGCTCGTAAAAAACTATTTACTCTTGCATATGCCCACTGGTCAGGACTGCTTACACTTGGTCTTACACTTTGTGGATTAGTTCTATAAGCACCAACACCCCTTCTAAACACAGCTTCTAACATTCTAAGAGTTACTCTTTTAGTTTTGCTATTACCATGTTTTTCGTTGTGGTCTTTTACTTTATCTTCTAAAGCTGTTTTAACTTTACCTGATAAAGCCTTTTCATCTTCTTTGCTTTCTATATGTTCTTGTAATGCAAACTCTTTATCTTCTTCTGTGATTATTTGTTGGCGTTTTCTTTTTGACCAAGCAAACCCTGAATCACCACCCCAAAGCAACCAAGCAATCTTTCCTGCACTTGGATATCCTTCTTCACCTTGTCTAAAACCTTGTGCTTGTTTATCTACTTCATGTCTACTAAAAAAACTGTACATTCTTTTGACTGTAGATATAGATAGCCTTTCTCTTGATACCAGTTGATTTGCACGAGCAACACCGACAGCAGTGCCACCCCTATTGAACTTTTTTCTTAGTTCAAGCCCTCTCTTAGCTTCTTCTGCCATTTCACTGGTAGGAACTGTATTGATATCTGATAATGCTTTTTCTTCTTGTAATAAAAAGTCAATCTCTTTATCAACTTCATCATCATTATCATAATCTTCTAAATCTTCTTCATTGATTGGATTCTCAGGTTTTTCAACTTCACCATCACCGATTGGGAATAGAGTTGCTGAAACATATAATTCATCTGCACCTTGTACTGGTTCTAATCCAATAATCTTTCTAGCTTCGTTTCTTGTCATAATCCCTTCACGAACTGCTGATGTTACATTCTCATACGTCTTCTTTTTTCTTTCAGCTAATGCAGGTATAGAATCAATATCAAATTCAATAGAAAGTCTTTCATCAAACATTGGCACTAACCATTCATTCAGGTCTGATGATATCTTTCTTAAATGTGGGATAATTGTTTCTTCATATAAAGCAAGTCTTGCTTCAGCTACATTAGAATAAGTCTGCGAATCAGGAACACCAACTAATTGACTTGGAACACCAAAACACAAAGCTATATCAGTGGTTGCCATATTCTTTAATGCATGGAAATCCATATCTTTTGGACTTAAACCCA